GAAGTCAGCGTGATGCACATCGTTGTGCCTGCTGAAAACTACGGCGGCGACAAAAAGAGCAAGCACAAGTGGATGAGTATCTATATCGACACCGATAACGAGACTGTGCTTGAGGAGACTGGCCGTCCTATCCTTGGCTATGTCATTCCGCGCTGGCAGACGATTAGCGGAAGTCAATACGCCGTTTCTCCGGCTGCCGTGTGCGCCCTTCCTGATGCGCGTCTGCTGCAATCTATGGCGCTTATCCTGCTTGAAGCTGGCGAGAAGTCGATTGACCCGGCTATGATTGCTCAAGAGGGTACGCTGTCCAGTGATGTTAGGCTCTACTCTGGCGGAATTACCTTCATTGACCGGGACTATGATGAGCGACTTGGCGAAGCTCTCCGGCCTATTCCGGTTGATAAGTCCGGCCTTCAGTACGGCTTGGAGATTAAGAGCCAGACAGAATCTTCCCTGCGCTCGGCCTTCTTCCTCGACAAGATTGACCTTCCGCCCAGCCAGATGACCAGAGAGATGACGGCGTTTGAGACAAGCCAGCGGGTTCAGCAATACATCCGCAACGCCTTGCCGCTGTTTGAGCCTATGGAGCATGAGTATAACGGCAAGCTGCTTGACCAGACTGACGCGCTGCTTGACGCGAACGGTGCGTTCGGCAATCCGCAAGAGAATGTCCCGCCTGAGTTGTCGGACAAGGAAATCCATTTCGTCTTCCGTAGCCCGCTTACTGAAGGGGCTGAGCGCGAAAAGGGCCAACGTCTGCAAGAGGCAACTGCGGTTATTGCCAACAGCATCCCGCTTTACCCGGCTGCTTCTGGCCTTATTAACTTCAAGGAAGCCCTGCGCGACGGCCTCAACGGCCTCGGCACTCCGGCGAACTGGATCAACACTGACGAGGAAATAGACGCTGCCCAGAAGGCCCAGCAACAGGCCCAGCAGCAGCAGCAGCTTCTCGGCATGATGACACAGGGAGCGGAGGCTGCGGCCAAGATAGGCCAAGCCAGCGAGGCTCTACAGGGCGGGGGAATGTTAGGTGGCTAAGGTCGTCAAGAAGTCGTCAATCCCCACGTCTGACCCGCGCTGGACGGGCGAGATTATGTTGCACGAGGTTATGGCGGTGAAGTGTTTGGCTGCCGGGAATGCGAACGCCGACCAGCAGCGGCTTGTGATTGACCTGATTGTCAATAAACTCGGGCAGGCTCACCTTCCGTTCTTTTCGGAAAACAGCGAAAGCAACTGTTTTTTCATGGGGCGTCGCTTCGTAGCCCTAGAACTTGCGAAGCTAATCAGTCTGGAGATTAACAAAACATGACCGATACCACTGTTGTTGACGATACCACCGCCGTTGCCGATGATACCGTAAGCCCTGACAAGGTGACTGCCGGAACTGTTGCCGCCACTGGTGACAACGCCGAGCCGACCAAAGACGCGCCTCCTCCCGTTGCCGACCCTGAGAAGGGCTATTGGCCGACCGACTGGCGCACTGCTGCCGTCAAGAGCATCGCGGATGAGAAGGAACGCGAGAAGACCCTGAAGCGCCTTGAGCGGTATTCCAGCCCTGACGACGCTTTCAAGGCACTGCGCGAACAGGACAAGAAGCTGTCCAGCGGGAAGTTTGTAGAGCCGCTGCCGGATAAGCCGACTGACGAGCAGTTGAAAGACTGGCGCTCGAAGAACGGAATCCCGGTTGAGGTGAAGGATTACAAGATTGAGCTTGGCGATGGTTACGTTATCGGCGACGAGGATAAGGGCGTCTTGGAAGCGGTGCTGCCGCAGTTTCAGGAAGCAAACCTGACCAATGCTCAGGCCAATAAGGTATTAGAATCCTACTACAAGCAGCGTCAAGCCGATGCGGCTGCTCTTGCTGAGTTTGACGCCACAACCTCGAAGGAGAACGAGGACAAGCTGCGGCAGGAATGGGGCGGTGAGTACCGGCTGAATAGCAACGTGAACGACAATCTGCTGGCGACTTGGCCGGAAGAGCTGCGTGAAAACGTCCTCGGTGGTCGCATGGCGGACGGCACAAAGATTGCCAATAGCGCCGAGTTCAAGAAGCTGCTCAACAACATGGCGCGGGAAATAACGCCTGTTTCCACCGTACTCAACTCAGGAAGCGGCAACCCGATCTCGGCTATGGAAGACCGGAAGACCTACATTGAAAGCATCATGGGGACTTCCAAGTATACCAAGGATGAGAAGGTTCAGGCCGAATACCGGGATATTATCACGGCGCTTGAGAAGCACGGAAAGCGCGGGTAGAGCGGTCGGCGCATAACTTCAAGACCCACCTAAGACGTGGGGTTTTTCTCATCGTGAACGCGCTGGAGCGGGTGTGCCAGTATGCCAGCCAAAAGCTCTTCTGGAGTTTTCGGGTTTCCTAATGCCACAGACATTGAGTGGTATTCAGTATCTCCGACAAATCCAGAAACTCGCACATAAGTTTTCATATGCCGGTTGTCGTGCGCTATTGTAACTGTTGGTTTTTCGATACCATATTCGGTGAGGAGGTCTTTCACTTTATCGGTGGCTGATTGCATGTTTGTTCCTTTCAGTTTGCCAGTTTATTCTGCCGGTTTGCTGCTCACTTTGCTTACCTTGGTCGATGTCTGTGGCGTGGAAAAAGTGAGGAATACCGTCCAGACGCAACTTACCAAGTATTACACTTAGAAAGTTGCCCCTAATAACCCTATCAGCCACATCGTTTTCAATAAAGAAAACAGCAGGAGGATTGTCCTTCGTGTGGATTGAAATCGCCATTTGATATTGGCCGACTTCAACCTGATATTTTTCTATATCGCCATTATAATTCTCCCATCTCTCAACGTCTTCAACTGACTGGTATATAACGGGGTATGTTGTGCTTCTCCATACTGTCTTGAGCCAGACCCATCTTCCCGGCCCATACACTCCGAGCGCTCCAAGTTTGACAGGGTGCCAAGCGAACCAGTAGCCGTTCTTTTTCATTTCTCGATTACCTCACCAGTATATATGTTAATACAAGCCCCCTTATCTCCTACTCCAGAATAGTCATGCCGTAGTGCCGCCTCACAAGCTGCGCGATTCTGCATATAGATCGTTACTGGGGGCATTCCTCCTAATTGACCATTATGTGTTGTTCCTAGAGCAAGAACTAACATCCAAGCATACATTTTACTCTCCTTTGTTTAGCATATCCTCAAGAGCATACTTCCTGACCAGAACCCGGCTGCCAAATCTAACAACCGGGAGCCGCTTACTCTTTATCGCCCGGTAGATCGTCCTCACGCTCAGGCTGGTCATTCTTGCGGCTTCTTTGATAGAAACTGTTATCTTTTCTTCTGCCATTAGTTGCCTTGTCTGTTCTTGTTTTGCCAGAGTGTGCCACAAGCTATCAGCCCTGTCAAATTGTATTAAAGCTGTGATATTATAACACCGCTGGCATGGTGTCAGCACACTTAGCGGCTAAGGCCCATAGTGTTCTCGTCGCGGCCCGCTTGTCGGCACCCCGCGAAAGACATGACGGATACCCCTGATTGCTTGCTTTCAACAGCAACTTATGAGGTATTATCATGTCTGCAACTGCGTTCCAGACCCAATATCGTCAGGAGTTTGTGAAGGGCTTTGAACAGCGCCAGTCACTCCTGCGTGATTCCGTAACCACTGAAGCCGTTATCAAGGGTAACACGGCTACCTTCCTCGTCGTCGATTCGGGCGGTGCTACTGCCGTCACTCGCGGCGCTGACGGTCTTATCCCCGGTCGTGCCGACAACAAGACGCAGAACTCCTGCACCTTGGCTGAATGGCATGACAAGCCGCAGCTCACTGGCTTCAACATCTTCGCAGGTCAGGGCGACCAGCGGGCGTTGCTCCAGCAGACCAGCATGGCGGTTATCAATCGCAAGATTGATGAGGAAATCCTCGCGGCTCTGTCCGGCGCGACCATCACCACGGGGGCGGCTGCGGTTGCTTCTATCGGTATGGTAACGAAGGCCAAGGCTACCCTCGGCAAAGCCAAGGTATCGTCTGACGGTCAGATTTATGCGGCTGTTTCCCCCGGCTTCATGAGCTATCTGGCTCAGGCCAAGGAATTTGCCAATTCTGAGTATGTGCAGAAGAAGCCGTTTGAAGGTGATGATCCCAACTTCAAGGATATGCCGGGCTTCTATCGCTGGTTCAACGTGAACTGGATTGAGATGCCGAGCCTTGCCAATGCCGGAAGCGAGAACTGCTACATGTTCCATCGTTCGGCTATCGGCCATGCCATCAACAAATCCGGCATCGAAACCTATGTGGACTACAACGGCGAGCATGACTTCAGCTATGCCCGCTGCACGGCATACATGGGCGCGAAACTCTTGCAGAATAGCGGCATCGTGAAAATGGTTCACGACGGCAGCGCTGCTTACGGTTCATAAGGAGAACTGAAACATGACTTACGAGACTAGCAACCCTCCTGCTCTGCTTATGCAGGGTGTTATGAACCAAGGCCCCGCTATCTGGACTTACAAGTCCACCGACAATGCGGCTGCGGTTGACGCTTCCGGCTACATCACCAACGGCGGCGCCCTTGGGATGAAGGTCGGCGATTTCGTCTTTGTCCTCGACAGTGACGATGCTGCCCTGTTGACCAGCGGCCATACTGTTGTGACCGTCTCCGCCACCTATCCGGGTGCGGTTGACCTGAGCAACGGCATTACGCTTGCCGGGGGCAGTAACACCGACTGATCTTGATAAAGCCGCCACCAGAAGCGGCGTGGTCAAGGGGAAGCCCCGGAGTTCGCTCTGGGGCTTTCTTTTTGCATTAGCCGGAAAATATGCTACATTGCTCTTGTCAACCAACTCGGAGGATAATTTGGCTAATTCTAAGGCGCTCGGTGTGAATGACATCAAGCTGGCAAATCAGGTCTTCAACACTTGGCATGCTTCCGTAGGGCTTGAAGATACTCTGGAAGAAATTACCCAGAGTTCATTCTTTGCTCATATCTCAAGAAAGCTGCGAATGTCTGACCGGATCATCGTTGACCGGGAAGACGGCACACACGTTGCGGAACTGCGGGTGATGAATGCCGGTGATAATTGGGCTAAGGTAGAGGTTATCTACGAACACAAGGCCAAGCAAGCTGCCACTTCACCAGAAGAAGAAATCTCCACCGACTATGAAATCAAGTGGCGCGGTCGCGCCAAGTGGAGCGTGGTAAGAAAGGCTGACAAAGCCGTACTGAGTGAGAACATCGTTGAAAAGTTCGAGGCTGAAAACTGGTTGAGAGAACACCTCAAGGCAATCGCCTTGTAATCTGCGGCTAAAAACAAGAACACCCGGTTAACGGGGGACATGATGACGATAACGAAACTAGACCTGTATAATCAGGCGCTCGAAACCATACTTGGAGAGCGGGCGCTTGCATCTCTAACAGAGAACCGCAAGCCCCGCCGTCTTCTTGATGGCGTCTGGAACCGGGGAGCAGTCAACTACTGCCTCGGCAAAGCCCCCTTCAAGTTCTGTATTCGCAGCAGTCGCCTTGATTATGACCCGTCAGTCACGCCAGACTTCGGGCATAACTACGCGCACGAGCTGCCGTCTGACAATGTGCAGATTTGGTCTATCTGCTCTGATGAGTTTTATCGCTGCCCTATTAACTCTTTCGAGAACGAAAACGGGTTTATCTTCACCAGTGTGACCCCCATCTATATCAAGTATTCCTCTAACCATGCCAACTATGGGAACGACTTTTCCAAGTGGACAGAGGAATTTCAGGACTTTGTTGCCGCCTATCTCGCCAAGTCCATTGCCATTAGCGTTACCCAAAGCGAGCGCAAGGTAGAGGCTGCGGCGGAGGCCATGAAGCGGGCAGAGTCCAAGGCGATAGGTAGCGACGGCATTGCCAGCCCTGCGTTGTTCTTCCCGCCCGGTCGTATGGCTATGGCCCG